ATTGAAACAGAAGAAGATTTTAATAATATTAGTTGGCAAACAGGAACAGAATCAAATGGAAAAACTGCAATAGTAACTACTACTTGTCCTCATTCAGAAATTACATGGACAAAAGTAAAAGAGGAGATGGATAAATTATGAGTTACATAGGCAGAGGGATTGACCAAATAGATAATATATCAACTCTCGATAATTTAACATTTAATGGAAGTGATGCTACTTTCAACTTAACACAAAACTCAACAGCTTTCGTACCAGTAAGTGCTGACGCATTACAAATTCAAATTGACGGAATTATTCAATCAGGAAATTATACTGTTTCAGGCTCGACTGTTACTTTTGATTTTACTCCTAGTAGTAGTTCAGTATGTAATGGAATAAAACATTTTGGAGTTGGAGTTTTAACTTCAGTTTCAGATGGTGCTGTTACTCAACCTAAAGTAGGTGCAGAAGCAATTAATGAAAGTAAACTCCAAGTTTCTAACTCACCAACAAACGGATATATGCTTACAGCACAATCTGGTAATACTGGTGGACTTACTTGGGCAGAAGCTCCTAGTGGTGGATTAGTTTATCTTGGTGGCTCAGAGAGTTCAAGTTCAGCAGCTGCAGTTACTTTTGATAGTGTTTTTTCTTCTACTTACAGAGCTTACAGAATTATAGGCATGATTGCTCCATCTACTGATACTTGGATAAAATTTAGATTGAGAGCAAGTAGTTCAGATAAAAATTCAAATGAATACATAAATTTAGAAAGAACAAGTTATATAACTGATGGAGAAAGCCAAGCACAAAATAATTATGGTAATCACACAGCTACTTATGGAGCTTTTGCACAAGCAGATATAGATAGTGATAGTAATGCACATTATGTTGCTTTTGATTTTACTGTTTATGACCCTAATACAGATGTTTTTGGAAGGCACATGATAAATGGAACATACTCATTTAAAAATGGTGGTAGTGATAAATTATATGTAGGTAATTTTGCTAATAGTGCTACAGCAAATCAAAATGCAGATGGAATTAAATTTGAAACAAATGCTGGTACATTATCGTATCATAGCATTAGAGTATATGGGATTGTAAACGCATGAGTGAATTAATTAATATAATAAATGGTGTGCCTACCCCTTTTACAGATGAGGAAAAAGCACAAAGAGAAAAAGATATTGCAGAATATAATAGTGATGCGTCTAAACTTTCTAGAATTAAAAGAATAAGACAACAGTTTTTAGAACAAACTGATTGGTGGGTTTCAAGAGGCGAAATGACTTCAGAACAAACAGCATGGAGAAAATCTTTAAGAGATATACCACAAGATTATTCTGAAGATAAATATGATGAATTACTTGCTAGAGATAGCGATGGAAAATTAACACATACAGTTTGGGAGAAACCATAGATGGCACAGACATTTTTAAATTTAGCACAAGGAGTTACTGGCACTTTGCCTACAAGTAATTATGTTCAAGGTGGAATTACTGAAGCTGACACATGGAGAGTAACCACAAACTTTCAAGGTGACGTTAATCCAATAAGTTCTAATTGGGAAAGAGAAGATGATGACTCTCCTATAAATTTAGGTACAGGGATGTCGGTTTCGTCAGGCATATGGACTTTTCCAAGCACAGGGGTATGGGAAATCACTTTTGTTCATAATTATTCTGGTGCAGGAGATAATCAATATATTGAGTCATTAATGCAAGTAACAACAAATAATAGTTCTTATAGTAATGCTTCTAAATCTTGGGGAAGTGCGACTGGAAATGGAGTTTATGGAACATCAACTTTAGTTAAAATAATTGATGTAACAGATACATCAAATGTAAAAGTTAGATTTGGTACTTCAAGTCAAGATGGAAATGCACACACACAATGTGACTCAGCTCAAAATGTAACTTATGTAGTTTTTAAACGAATAGGAGACACGTAAAATGAGACCAACACATATAGAACATTATTTAGTGACAGTGAGAAAAGGTCAATGGTTTGGTTGGTCAGATAGTGGAAATAAAATTTATGCAAATTTAATAGTACATGATGGAGGAAGCAAACCTACTGAAAAAGAATGTACTGATGGATTGAAAGCATTACAAGATGAATGGGATAGTGCAAATGATTAATCCTTGTCCTGATTGTGAATGAAAATTTCAGAAAATACGGCAATTTCAATGCCAATGCGAAACCTAATAAGTATACTTATAGCGACAGCAATAGGTGTGTGGGCTTACTTTGGGACGATTGAAAGATTAAATAATTTAGAGCTAAGAGCAACTTTATTTGAAGCTGACTTATTAAAAGCCGCAGACCAAAAACCTATCGACAATGAACAGTATATGTTGATTGAGTTTACAGCTACGCAATTAGAAAAAATACAAACAGAAATGGAGTCTATGATGAATAACAGAGTTAACATTGAGAGGTTACAAAAAGACATGGATAAAGTTTTAGGTGATGTAGAAAAATTAAAAGACAAGGTAAGACAAAATGGTAGTTGAAACAGTATTCGCACTTTGTATGTTTGTTAATAGTAGTTTGGACGGTCATATGTTAACTAGTGGTATGTCAAACTGTTTAAAGTTAAAACGTGAGGCTGAACGTAATCTTGCTGATAATAGAAGTAATGTTATTCGTTATGAGTGTGGATTAGTAAAAGCTGAATTAGAACCTGACGCAGAAGGTAATTTAAAAATTAAAAAGATACTAGAGGATAAATATTAATGCGAACATTGTTTTTTGTATTAGCTTTTATTTTAATAGTGTCATCAATAGTGAGTTGCACATGAGTAGTGATTGGGAACAACAAGTAGCTGACATTAAAAAATCTTTAGATGAGATAAAGACAGAAGTTAAAGAAAATAGGTCAGCTATACAATCACTTAAACAAGAAATGGCTACAGGCAAAGGTAGTATTAAAGCTGTTATGTGGATTGGTGCTACAGTCGGTGCAATATGGACAATAATGAAAATTTTAAAGATAGGATAACAAATGCCAAAAAAACCAAAGCCAAAACCAAAGCCAAAACCTAAAGGATACTAATGGATAAAAAATCAGACATGATAGGAAGTTTACTGATGAATGATATTTCAGCTTTAAACTTAATCATATTAGTAATCTTACTATTCTTAGTAAGAAAAAATAAATGTAAATGTGGGTGTGGCAAATGCTAAATTTACTTTTAGGGCCAGTCGTTGATATTGTCTCTACAAGCGTAAAAGGCTTTGTAGACACAAAAAAAGCTAAAGCTGAACAAAAAGTAACAGAAATAAAAGCTAAAACTTCTCTAATGGAAGCTCAAATAAAAGGTGAAGCTGACTGGGATTTAGAAGCAATTAAAGGTTCACAAGGTTCGTGGAAAGATGAATACTTAACTATTGTTTTCTCACTTCCATTAATTTTGTGCTTTATACCTTTTACAGTTACTTATGTAGAAAGAGGGTTTCAAGCCTTAGAGCAAACGCCTGACTGGTATTTTTACAGTTTAGGATTAATTGTTAGTGCGTCTTTTGGAATTAAGGGTGCAACTAAATTATTTAAAAAGAAATAGGAGAATAAATGCAAAATTTTTTAGACGAATTTAAATACTCATGGAGAGGATTACCAAGAGGACTTAAATTATTTATTTATGGAGTAGCAGCAATACTCTTAATTGTATTGTGGAATAGTATATTTTAGTGGCTAACTCATTCGAAGCTAAAAGCAAAATCCTTCCGACACTTTTAGTAGACAAAGCCTATGAGTATCTCACTAGCGGTGAAAAACTTACTGCTAGTGAACTCAAGGTTTGTCTGGAAGTTTGTAAAACATTTGGTGTAGAAATAGAAAAAGAAACACCTAAAAATATAACAGAAGATTTACCGTTTGATGAAGAAGAAAACACCAGTTATGGTGGGACGGTCTAAAACAAAAGAAAAGGAAATTGAGCCACAGTTAAAAAACTTCAAAAACTTTTTATACCTTGCATGGAAACATCTTAATCTTCCTGACCCTACCCCTATACAATATGACATAGCAGACTACCTACAAAACGGTTCTAAACGTATCGTTATAGAAGCTTTTCGTGGTGTAGGAAAATCTTGGATTACATCTGCATTTGTATGTCACCAATTATTACTTAACCCTCAAAGAAACATACTTGTTGTTTCAGCATCTAAAAACCGTGCTGATGATTTTAGTACTTTTACTCAAAGACTAATAGGTGAAATGCCTATACTAAAACATTTAGCACCTAGAGATGACCAAAGACATTCTAAAGTAAGTTTTGATGTAGCCCCGGCAAGAGCCTCTCACGCTCCTTCCGTTAAATCATTAGGCGTTACATCGCAGCTAACCGGGTCAAGAGCAGATTTAATTATTGCCGATGACGTTGAGTCAGCAAACAATTCCCAAACACAATTAATGAGGGATAGGTTGGGTGAGACTGTTAAAGAATTTGACGCTATCATCAAACCTGAAGTAGGACGTATTGTATTCCTAGGAACTCCACAGACTGAAATGTCATTATACAATGACCTTGAAGAACGTGGTTTCGACACTAGAATATGGACTGCATTATATCCTACTAAAACTCAAATAATAAATTTAGGCAGTAAACTTGCTCCTAAAATATTAAATGAATTAAAAGAAGATAAAAAATTAGAAGGTAAGCCAACAGACCCTAAAAGATTTGATGAAGTAGACCTAATGGAACGTCAAGCATCTTATGGTCGTAGTGGTTTTGCTCTTCAATTTATGCTTGATACAACATTAAGCGATTTAGAAAAGTACCCTCTTAAATTAAACGATTTAATATGCGTTTCTGGGATAGAATCTTGGAAAGAAGCACCAGCAAAGATACAATGGGCTGGTGGTATTGAACAAATTAAAGCCATAGACAGTGAATTACCGAATGTAGGACTTAAAGGTGACTATTGGGTAGCCCCAATGCACATGAGCAATGAATATGCTCCATTTGAAGGTTCTGTTATGTCTATTGACCCCTCAGGTCGTGGACAAGACAGAACTGGCTATGCAATAGTTAAAATGTTGCATGGTGTCTTGTATTTGACTGCTGCTGGCGGATTGAAAGGTGGATATAGTGACCAAACTTTAGAACGATTAAGCCAAATGGCAAAAGATAATGACGTTAACTATGTTGTTATTGAGAGTAACTTTGGTGATGGGATGGCTACACAATTATTGAAGCCTATAATGTCTAGAATACATCCTTGTAGTATTGAAGAGGTAAGACACTCTAAACAGAAGGAATTACGTATTATAGACACTCTAGAGCCTGTTATGAACCAACATAGGCTAGTTATTAGCCAAGAATTAGTCAAAGAAGATTTTAAAGAAGACGTAGACCACCAATTGTTTAAACAAATGACTAGAATAACAAAGGATAAGGGTTCTTTAAGGCATGATGACGCTTTAGACGCATTATCTATTGCTGTGGGCTATTGGGTAGAAAGAATGGATAGAGACCAAGTATTGGCCTTTAATGAGCATAAGAATGACCTTTTACAAAAAGATTTAGATAGATTTATGGAAAATGCTCTCGGTAGAAAGCACCAAGATACAAGGTGGTTTTAATAGTACCCCTATATGAACCAAGAGGGGGGTTACCCAATGAGATATATAGTGTTAGTTATATGTATACTATGGAGTACTATAGTATACTCTAGTAGTGTTAAAGAAAAGTTCATAGAGAGGGTAGAAGGGTGTATACAAGCAATTGACCACCGGGACATACCCATTAAACTAATTATAGGTACAGCAGCATTAGAGAGTGGATGGGGTACTAGTAGATTTGCTAAAGAAGGTAATAACTTATTCGGTATCAGGACATTTAAGAGCCACGTACCACAATTAAAACCTTTAGATAACCCTAATGCTAACTTTGGGGTAAAGGTATATAACGATGTATGCGAGTCAGTTGAAGACTACATAGACGTTATTGAGACTCACCATAATTATGTCAAATTCCGGGTATTAAAAGCTAAAGGTGTTTCCTTAGATGTCTTAGTGCATAACCTTGGTGGTTACGCAGAGGACAGTAGGTATACTATATTGTTGTCTAAGGTGATTGGAAGCTTATGATTACAGAGTTACTTATCTTTTATATCTTACCATACTATCTAATAAAGAGATTAATACGTATGTGCATGAATAAATTTAATAAAAAAATCTGAGACCCTATCATATTAAGAAGAAGAGCCAGTTTCCCCATAGGCTCTTTTAAAATCCTAATAAATTCCTTAAAAATCAAGCCTTTTTAATCGGTTATTGTAACCGTTGGGTATTTTTAGCTAACTTTTAGTTTTATTTTGGCTTTTTGTTTCAGATAGAGTCTATTTTTTTTCAAAACAATCTCATACTACACCTTTAAATTGGCTTATTGCCTAGCCTTAGTGTGATTAGTCGCAAAACACATAAAAACTCACTGAGACTTAAAAAAAGCACCTTTAAACGCATTTTACATATTTAGACTACTTAAAGACCTATTAATAAAATAAATGTCCATATGAATTAATCTATTATTAAATTTAATGCGTTTAAGGGTTGATTAAATAAATTAAATGTTTAAATAAAAATAAGGCTATATTTTTTTACATTTTTTAAACGGCCTTTATAACAGTCCTATTATAAAAATTGAGTCAGTAAGGCGGTTTATTGGTCTAGGCGAAGGGTTCTCTAAATTGTTGGATATGGTCGAGCCTTAACTTTCTGAAAGTCCTCTTAATCGTGAAGGCGGTTTAATGCTTTTCGTTGTCCAAATTCGAAAAGATAAACATTAAAAGAAGGTCACGATTGCAATAATATATTTTGGTGCTTTGTTAATAGGCTAGTTTTTTTAAAACTATGGAATGGAAGGGTGAAACTATGAAACAAAATAACACTTTAAAAAATAATAAATATGAAATTGTCTTAAATAATTATTTAAGGACAATCGGCAATGACTATAAAAACAATTTTTATAAAATTAAAGTTTATAGATTATTTAAAGATAATACTAGACGCTTTGAAGGCGTGATAGATATTACTAACAGTAATATTAATCAGTTCTTAACAGCGTTTAAAAACAATTTAGTTAATTTCAAATTAACACATTATTACACGGTTTAATTATACGGCTGACGCTGTGGGCTAGCCTATTAACTAAGCACCTCAATATATTTGTTTATTGTTTAAGCCTTCAATGGTTTTTTTAAAACTATGGAAGGGTGAAACTATGAAAAAATTAAATTTTACAAAGTCTAAAAAACTTTTAAACATTGATAAAAACGCTAAGACTGTAAAAGGTCAAAAATACGGTTATATGACCGCTATTTTATATTTAGCACCTTCAAATCTTAGCGGTTTTAATGTTTGTCCTATGGCAAGTAATGGCTGTAAAAAAGCTTGTTTGAATACGGCCGGCCACGGTGCATTCAGTAATGTGCAATTGGGTAGAATTAACAAAACACGTTGGTTCATTCAAGAGCGTGAAAGTTTTTTAAATCAGTTAATAAAAGAAATAAAACTATTTATTAAAAACGCTGAAAGTAAAAATTTAATTCCTTGTATTCGTTTAAATGGTACGTCTGATATAGCGTGGGAAAACTATAATATCATTCAACAATTTCCAACAGTTCAATTTTATGATTATACAAAAATTTATAAAAGGGCGTTAAAATTTGTTAATGGTCAACTACCTTCAAATTATTATCTTACGTATTCATTAAATGAGGATAACAGAATTGAAGCTTTTAATATTTTAAAATTAGGGGGCAATATATCGGCTGTATTTAGAAAATACTTACCCAAAACTTTTAAAGGGTTTAATGTTTTAAATGCTGATGAAAGCGACCTAAGATTTAAAGATATTAAAAACTCTATTTGTGGTTTGATTGCAAAAGGAAAAGCTAAAACAGATTATAGCGGATTTGTTTTGGACACTAATTAAAAAAACTAATGAGAGGTTTAAACTATGAAATTAAGAAAATTAATAAAATTACTTTATGATGATAAAACTATTCCTTGTGATGTTATAGATTTTTTAAATGAAGATTATGAAAGTTCTAGTCTTGGTTTTGTCAATTATGGAGATATAGATTTAGTGCATTATATTCGTAGCAATTTAAAATATTTTAAAAATGAAAGCGTTATAAAAAGAAATTTAGAATTAAAAAATGCTACAATATTACAAAATAAACTAGATGATATTAAAAATATTATTTTAGACGATAATTAACAATCATAAAAAAACTATTTGAAGGCTTAAACAATAAACAAAAACTAAATAATATTTTTATTTAATATTGTTTATTGGTTAAGTTTTGAAAAAGACTTAATTCCTTGCATAGTACTAAGGGGCGAGGGGCGAAAACTTTTCGCTCCTTTTTTTATTGTGAAGGGGCGAGGGGCGATTGCAAGGGGCGATTGCTTTTCTCAAATACGGAAGGGTAAACTATGAATGTACTGTCATTATTTGATGGTATGTCTTGTGGTCAGTTAGCACTTAAAAGAAGTGGTATTAAAGTTGATAAGTATTACGCAAGTGAAATTGATAAGTATGCAATTTCTATTGCTAAGAAAAACTTTCCAAATACTATTCATTTAGGGGACGTGACTAAAATAGACATATCCAAATTAGACCGTATTGACATGATTATAGGGGGTTCTCCTTGTCAATCATTTAGCAATGCGTCTATGACTAAACTAAACTTTGAAGACCCAAGAGGAAAACTATTCTTTGAATTTGTAAAATTAGTTCAAGAATTAAAACCACAATATTTCCTTCTTGAAAATGTTAAAATGAAAAAGGAATGGCAAGATGTTATTTCACATCATTTAGGTGTTGAACCAATTGAGATTAATTCTAGTCTTGTATCGGCTCAACATAGACGAAGGTTATATTGGACTAATATTCCAAATGTAACTGTTCCAAGTGACAAAGGAATTATGCTTAAAGATATTCTTGAGTATGGCTTTGTTGATAGGGACAAATCATATTGTATAGACGCTAATTATAGTCACGGTATTAATCCGTTACAGTATGTAAAAAAAGCTAGAAGACAAATCGTTACTACTGAAAAAGGTTTAGACTTTGTAAAAAAAGTTAGGGCTAGTAAAAACGGTTTGGTTCAAGTTGGTATTGCTAAAGACATCAACGGACATGATTGTTTAAAGCGTGTTTATTCTGAGGAAGGAAAAGCACCTACTTTAAATACAATGGGTGGTGGAAATAGAGAGCCTAAAGTTGCTACTAATTTTAATCCTAAAGAGTATGGTTTAGAGCGTAGCGATTGGCGTAAGTTAACACCACTTGAATGTGAGAGATTGCAAACAGTTGATGATAACTACACCGAAGGCGTAAGCAATTCACAAAGATATAAAATGATTGGCAATGGTTGGACTGTTGACGTTATTAAACATATCTTTGAAGGAGTTGCCCTATGAATGAATTTCAAAAACGCTTATTGAAAAATAATAATGGCAAACGTGGTGGTTATATTTTTTATGGTGTGCCTAATGATGATGAGGGACAATTGTTTATGTCCCTTTTCAAAAAATACTTAAATAAAGATTTCTCCTATACAAGAAGGTATAGGGGAAGGGGTTCTTGGTATCATTCTATATCTAAAGAAAAAGCTGACAGTTTTGTCATCTATATGGATATAAAAGAGGACAAGAAATTGCAAAATGAAAACATCGAACTAAAACGAATGTTTTGGAAAATTGAAGATGTTTTAAAAACTACTACGGAAGGAAAACTATGAGTGTATATATTGATACTTATAAAATTAAACTTTTTGACCATGAGTGGAACGAAAAGAAAAAGAAATCTGAAATAGTTCAATGTGGTGAAGTTAATTCTTCTAATTCTATACATTGGAAAAAATTAGAAGGTATTATTGAGGGCTTAGAAGAAGGTCATCATTTACATAATGTAAAAGTGACCGTTGAATTATCTGAGCACGAGCATTAAAGACGATAGATTAAGTGATTGCCTAGTCGAATATAAAAAGGCTAGGCAATTGCAATATGACCATGAATGGTATGGTAATGAGATTGAAGCTGAGAATTTTAAAACAATTGCAGACAATCTTAAAGAATTATTAGATAGGGGCGAAACAATAATACCTAATTTTTAGGGGGTACTGAGGGTCGACTGGCCCTCTTAAACCTCTTGTATGCTCAATTATGAGACAGTTTTGAAGGGGCGAGGGGCGAGATTATCCACTCATTCCCGGGATTAATGCAAATTCGCATATTTACGAGGGGCGTATTTTATGCGACAAAATATACAAACATTATAACAATAATGAAAGTGAGAAATATGTATAAAACAGTTAAACAACCTATTTTAATTGATAATCAAGTTTTAATTTTAGATAAAAAAGTTAAAATGAATAAAAAAGAATATAATCAATATTTAAAAACAATACCTTTAATTTATTACGATAAAAAGAGAAAAGGGTATTTTGTTTCACATAATAAATCAGTAAATGAAAGTGAGAAACATGAAATATAATATTAAAATTGACCAACATAGTTATTGGGCAGGTTCTGGCTTTAAAATTATTATAGATAATAAAAAATATCCTATTGAAAGAGGTGAGCTTTATTTTCCAAATGCAGAAACAGACGAAGAAAGAGAAGAAAAAGCTATTTCTTGGGCTATTGCAGAAAAAGAGGGAAAATATCTTTCAAGAGGTGGTGTTATTTATAATAATGAAAAAGAATATTTAAAAGTTATTAATAATTAATCAAATTAACACATAATTATGTGAGGGGGGGTGAATTTATAAATTATGAAAAAATATAAAAAAGTTAGGAAATCTAAAACTTGGAAACCTAGATTACCATTAAATATTTTATATAGTACAAAACCAGAACCACCAAAAAAATAAGGAGTCTTAATGTATCTTAACATTTTATTGTTTAAAATATATATCGAGTCTTGGAAAACTTGGTCTTCATTTAAAATAGTGAAACAAAATAATGAATACATTATTGACTTTGGTTATTGGCGAATATTCGTTATATAACCTTCCGATACTTGGTTACTGTTAGTTTATTAATTTACAGCAGTATAAAGGTGAAAAAAACAAACAGAGGAAAGACAGATGAATACAAGTGCTATTAAACTTTTTAATGCAATTGAGGAATTTCGGAAGTTTGACGCTGACATACAAAGTCAAACTATAGCAGTTTTTCTTTATGTAGGTTTACACGCTAAAGATAAGGGTGTGCCGATGACTGTTATTGCCGAGAAATTGGCGATGGCACAATCTAGCGTTAGTAGAAATGTAAGTTTACTCTCAAAGTATTCTTGGAGACAAAAAGAAGGATTAAACTTTTTAGTCGCTGAAGAAGACCCATTTGAGCGTAGAAGAAAGTTAGTTAAATTAACTAACAGAGGAAAGAGATTGTATGAGACTATCTCTTAATAATACTTTAACATATTTGAAAGGGGGTGAATTAGTAGGTATGAGACACAATCCAAAAGAACTTGGACAAGTCTTTAAGCAAGTTAAAACTTTGCAATGGGATAATGGCAAAGATGATGTTGTTGTAGGACGAGCCAAGTATATTGTTGAATATTTTGGTGAAGACTTTTTTATCAATGATATTGATGAAGGGGTGATAGACGGTCTGATGGCTGACTTAAATAAAAAGAATATAAGTAACGCCACAAAGAATAGATACTTGTCTGCTCTAAGTACAATGATAACTTTTTGTCAAAAACGTTATAGTACATATAAATTAGAGCGAAGGCCTTTCATAAATTGGTATAAAGAACCAAAGCATGAGTTAAGATATGTAACGGAAGCTGAAGAGCAACAGATGATTAATATTCTTAATTCTTGGGGGTCACATTACAAAGACGATAGAGATTTTTATATTCTCTTATTAGATACTGGAATGCGACTAAATGAGTTGAGGACTCTCCGGGTAAAAGATTGTTTTGAAGGTTATATAACTTTGTATGATACAAAAAACAATCAGCCTAGGGGCGTACCTTTAACTTCAAGAAGTCAAGAAATAGTCAATCGGTTTACAGAAAATAAAAATCCTGACGAATGCTTATTTCAACATTTTGCTTATTGGAGACCTGACACTACGTTTAGGAAAATTCGAAAAGCAATGGGTCTTGAAGGGGATAAAAGATTTACCCTTCATAGCTTTAGACGAACATTGGCGTGCAGACTTCTTAATAAAGAAGTTCCACACAAAGTTGTTCAACAATGGCTAGGACATTCTGATGTTAGGATGGTGGAGCGATACGCAACAGTACTTAGTACTACACTATCTAAATTTGTGAATGTTTTAGAGAAATCCACTGATGGGTTAGAGCCAACGGATATGCAAAAACCGTTGGGTAAAAATCACTAGTGGATTAAATTTTTTTGGATTTGTTGTTAGTTTTACTATAAAACCATGGGAATGATAACCGAGGAGAGATGGGTGAGTGGCTTAAACCACAGGTTTGCTAATCCATTTCTTTTTACAATCCACCATAGGATTGATTAAGCATTTTTTCCTAGATTTACAGTAACTAACAGCAATCCAAAAACACATTAAACTTAGGTACTGAACAATCCACCTATGGATTAATTAGTACCCCTATATGAACCAAGGGGGTTACTAACGCCCTCTATAGAAGGAGTATAAATGTTACCATTTGAATATTTAAGGGAACAATTAGAACTAGAAAAAGACATGAGGGAACGAGGTATTAATCGTTTCAACAAAAGGGTCACTGACCACAAACAAAGGGGCGAGGAAAGTTTTGCTAACTATGGAAAGACACTATTAGCAAATTCTATTCAGCCTTTATCAGACGCCATACAAAAGTATGTAGACGAGGGGGAACAGACAAAGGGAGTAGTACCTATAGCTAGGAAGCTTTTAGGTCTTATAGAGCCTAATATTGCTGCATTAGTTACTGCTAAATCAGTTATTAATTCTATTACTATTTCTCGGAAGTTAACAAGTGCAGCAATTAATGTTGCAAGTAAAATAGAAGATGAGACGGCACTACGATTATTTGAGGAGTCAAATCCTGAACACTATGGAATTGTTAAAGCTGACCTAGATAAGAGGTCATTTGGGTATCAGTATAAAAGAAGGAAGCTTAGAGAGTCAGCACAAAAAAATGGTATTGAGTGGACTCAATGGACTAGGGGCGAAAAGGTACACGTAGGGTACAAGTTAATAGAACTTATGTGTGTTTCGACCGGGCTATGTAAGATTGAAATGTTGCCTAAAAGAAAACGCCTTGAAAGAACTTTATTAGCTACAGATGAAACAATAAAGTGGATTAATAATCGTAATGATTTTTTAGAGGTACTGGCCCCAGAATACTTTCCAACAATAGTACCACCTAGAATGTGGGAAGAGGGGAAGGCTCAAGGCGGTGGCTATTACTCAAGACACATAAAACCCTTGGCATTAGTAAAATATCATAATCGAAAAAACCTAAAGAATTTAGAAGATGTGAAAATGCCAATTGTTTATAAGGCAGTAAATGCACAACAAAATACACCATATAAAATTAATCACTTTATCTTTAATGTTTTAAAAAAAGCATGGGATAAAAATATATCTATTGGTGGTTTACCAAAAGCAGAACTAGAAGATTTACCTTCTAAACCACATGACATTGAAACTAATGCCGAAGCTAGAAAAAAATACAGACAAGAAGCTGTAATTATACATACTGAAAATGCTAGACAAAAATCTAAAAGATTATTGTTTGCTAAAGTTATGTGGATTGCAGAAATGTTTTTAGATAAAATTTTCTACCATTGTCATACATTAGATTTTAGGTCACGTTGTTATCAAGTTACAAATTATCTTAATGGGCAAGGAGTTGACTTTGCAAAAGCATTACACCTTTTTGGAACTGGTAAAAAAATTACTGAAGAAAATAATGGGGCGTATTGGTTAGCAGTTACCGGGGCTGGGCTTTATGGAATTGATAAAGTTACTAGAGACGAGCAAGTGCAATGGGTCAATGAAAACTTTGATGTGTTTAAAGAAATGCAAGAAGACCCATTTAGAAATAGAGAATGGGAAAAAGCTGATAAGCCTTTTCAATTCTTAGCTTGGTGTAATGAATGGGTGCAGTTTCAAGAACATGGTTATGGATATGAAAGTAGTTTTATCTGTTCTCAAGACGGTTCATGTAACGGTATTCAACACTATGCAGCAATCTTAAAACACAAAGGAACTGCTGAAGCTGTTAATTTAAGTAACAGTGATGTTCCACAAGATGTTTATACAGTTGTCAAAGATAAAGGTATTGAAAACCTAAAGAAAATGACAGACAGCCCATTTGCAAAACTTTGGCTAGACTATGGAGTTAAACGCTCAACAGTTAAACGTCCTATTATGACAAGTCCTTATGGCTCTACTAGATATTCTTGTAGTGACTTTGTTGATGAAAACTTAGTCAAAAGAAAAGACGCTGGAGAGGGACACCCATTTGGAAGTGGCAAGCTAGCTTTTGAAGCTTGTTCGTTTATGGCTGGAGTAATATGGGACAGTATGGGTGAAGTTTTATCTGCACCAAGACAAGGTATGGATTATCTAAAAAAATGTGCAAGTATTCTTGCTAAGAATGGTCATCCTATTGTTTGGTATAATCCTGTAGGATTTCCTGTCATTCAAGATTACCCGGAATTTAAGTCAATGAGAGTTAAGACAAAACTTTTTGGTGAAGTAATTAAACCAAGAATAAATGTTGAAACAGAAAAACTATCAGTACTTAAAGCGAGTAATGGTTTACCGCCTAACTTTATTCACGCACAAGACTCAGCCCACATGATGTTAACTGTATCTAATGCTTACGATAAAGGTCTTATACATTTTTGTAATGTGCATGATAGTTTTGGAACACTTGCTGCTGACAGCCAAGTTCTTTCAGAAACAATAAGAGAGTCGTTTGTTGAAATGTATTCGAAGAGTTGTCCTTTAGAAGATTTTAAAGAAACAATTAAACCAATACTTAGCGACAAACAAAAAAGCAAACTTCCTGAAGTTCCCGAAAAAGGGGACTTCAATATTGAGGAAGTTTTAAAGAGCGAATTTTTCTTCGCCTAATACAATCCACTAGTGGGTTAATAGTACCCCTATATGAACCAAAGGAGTTAACCATGGTTAAAGAAGAATACAGAAATTTGCCACTTGATGTGGCAGTTGACATGATGAACAGAGGGTTCATCTTGGAAGAAATAGAAGAGGACGAGGATGCCTAAAATAAATTATACTAAAGTTGTAACACCGAAAGGTGTTGCACAATACCCTTGGCTTCATGCTCCTGATACTAAATTTAGTGAAGTAGGTGACTACCGAACTAATTTAATTATTAGCAAAGATGAAGCTAAAGATTTAATATCTAAAATTGACACAGTCATTGAGGAAGCTGTTACTCTTGGAAAAGAGAAGAGTAAGGGTAAACCAGTTAAACAAGCAGACCCACCATATTTTGATGAGGTTGATGATGATGGTAACCCTACCGGAAATGTTATCTTTAAATTTAAATGTAAAGCAAAGATAACTACAAAGACTGGTGAAACATTTCCTAATAAACCAGTTGTTGTAGACGCAAAAGGAAAGCCAATTCAAAATGTAAATATTTGGGGTGGTTCAGAAATTAAAGTTAGTGCTGAATTAATTCCATACTTTACATCAATGGTAGGGGCTGGAGTTTCTATGCGTCTAAAAGCTGCTCAAGTACTTAAATTAGTTGAAGGTAATAATTCTTCTTTCGGATTTAAAGAAGAGGAAGGCTATCAACACGCTCCCACAGTGGAAGAATTTGAGGAAAGACATGAGGAAAAGGTATCAGAAGAAGAAGACTTCTAAATACCGTTCAGGATTAGAAGTTCAAATTGCTGAACAATTAATTTCCGAAAACGTAGACTTTGAATACGAAAGTCAAGTTATCAAATATACCAAACCCCAAAAGGTGCATAGATACACACCAGATTTTGTCTTAGAGAAAAAGAAAGGTGGTATCATGCACATTGAGGGTAAAGGAAGATTTTTAACAGCAGATAAACAAAAGACTTTATTAGTAAAAGAGCAATATCCTAAACTTGATTTACGATTTGTCTTTTCTAATTCTAAGACAAAAATTTCTAAAAAATCAAAAACTACTTACGCTATGTGGTGTGAGAAGCATGGTTTTAAATACGCAGACAAATTTATACCTAAGGAGTGGCTAAATGAAATAAAGTAGTATATAAGATTTGAGAGGCGTTACTTTTCATAGGGTAACCCTTTCGTAGTGCCGACTTGGATACCCTCTGAGTCGGCTTTATTTTTACCCAAAAAATTTTTTAAGGATTGTGCAATGGAAGAAAGCGAATTTCTTTATCATGCACCTTGCTCTGAATGTGGCTCAAAAGATAACGTAGCAGTATATTCAGATAACCACGGACATTGTTTTGGTTGTGGTCAATATTATTCTAATTACAACAACGAGGACATATCATTGAAAGAAGTTAATTCTAATTTAATATCAGGTGAAACAAGACCATTAGTTAAACGTAAAATAAATAAAGAAACAGTCAGTAAATTTAATTACAAAATTGGTAAGCATAAAAATACTACTGTTCAAATTGCAAACTACTACGACAAAAATAATAAATTAGTTGCACAAAAATTACGTTACCCAAATAAATCTTTTCAATGGATAGGGGACAGTAAACAAGCTGTACTCTTTGGACAAAACTTGTGGCGTGATGGTGGTAAGCAAGTGTGTATAGTTGAAGGTGAGATAGACGCAATGAGTTTATCTCAAATACAAAATAATAAATGGGCTGTAGTATCTGTTAAGACTGGCAGCCAAGGTGCTAAAAAAGATTTACAACAACAATTAGAATGGCTTGAGAAATTTGAAAAAATTATTCTCATGTTTGATAATGATGAAGCTGGTAAAAAAGCGTCAGAGGAATGCTCTAAATTATTTACACCTAACAAATGTAAAATAGCAACACTACCACGCAAAGACCCTAACGAAATGTTAGTAGCCGGGGAAACAAAACAATTAATAGATTGTATGTGGGGTGCGAAAGAGTATCGCCCTGACGGAATAATTTCTGGCCAAGATATTTTTGAAACATTGGTAAAAGAAGATGACACAGAAACAATTCCATATCCATTTGAGTGTTTAAATAAAAAAACGCTTGGAATGAGAAGAAGAGAATTAATAACTGTAACTTCAGGAACAGGACAAGGTAAGTCTCAATTGTGTAGGCAAATTGCCCACCACTTAATTAAGCAAGGTGAGAGTGTTGGTTACATTGCCCTAGAGGAAAGCGTTAAGCGTACTGCTCTAGGCATTATGGGGATAGATTTACAAAAACCATTACATTTAACAAAAGAAGGGGTCAGTGAAGATGACTTTAGAAATAGTTTTAGTTCAACAGTGGGTAGTGGTTTACTTTATTTATATGATAGTTTTGGAAGTACCGAGTCTGAGAATCTCTTATCCAAAATTCGTTATCTTGCTAAAGGTCTTGGTGTACGGTGGGTTATTCTTGACCATCTTTCAATTGTCATTTCTGGTTTAGAAAATTTAGACGAAAGAAAATTAATTGATGTAACAATGACTAAGCTTAGAACCTTAGTTGAAGAAACAGGCATAGGATTAATTTTAGTTTCACATTTAAGAAGGCCAGAAGGTAACAAAGGATATGAGGACGGAGTACAGACTTCTCTTAATTCTTTGAGGGGTAGTCATGCTATTAGTCAACTTAGTGATGGTGTTATATCCTTAGAGAGAAATCAAAATGATGAGGAAAAGAAAAACTATACAACAGTCAGAGTATTAAAAAATAGACACAATGGTGACACAGGTAAGTGTGGAACATTATTCTTTGATGATGAAACTTCTTGTTTAATTGAAACAACGGAGTCAGCTAATGACTTCTGAGTATTGGACAATAACAGAAGAGATAAGCATAGCAGTTAAAGTTGCACAAGCAAATCCATTTCTTGAAGTATTTATTGATGTACCAAACCATAAAACAAAAGTTGCTGCTGAACTAACATTAAATGAATTATCAATGTTTGAAGAGGCAGCGACTAGAGTTTTAATAAGAGTAGTAACGGTTCATTAATGGATATGTGGGAAGCTTGGTTACTAGCAATGGTGACAATAAACACAGTTCAAAATGTAATAGTATTTTTTGTAGGAAGGAAATTTAAGCGTGAAAAAAAGAAAAGTAAAATTACCTAACATTCCATTTAACTATGGGTTCTATGTTGCTTATTGGAAAGACATTGAGTCTGACCCTTCATGGAAAGAAATGTCAGAGGTTTTAAAATCTAAACCATGCGTATGTGTTAGTACAGGTTGGCTCATTAAAAAAGATGAAGACGTACATATCTTAATGAGTGATTTTAATTATAAAAAAGATGAGTCGTTAGGTGATGCAGGTTCTTCTACTGTCATTCCATCATGTAATATTATTAAATTAGTAAAGGTAAATTTAAATGTCTAGTTATGTATTTGATATAGAAACAAACGGATTACTTGATGATGTGTCACAGCTTCATTGCCTTGTCTTAAAAGACATAGAGACAAATGAAATTACATCATACACTAGAGACAATTGGTGGGAAGGTACAAACAAATTAGAAAAAGCTGATACTATTATAGGACATAATATTATTAAGTATGACATCCCAGTTTTAGAAAAACTTTTTCAATTTAAAACTAAAGCTAAAATATTTGACACTCTAGTAGCAACACGCCTAATTTGGTCAGACTTAATGGAGTCAGACATGACTAGAGTTCATGTAAAAGATTTTCCAAGACAATTAGTCAACAAGCATAGCTTAAAAGCATGGGGAGTTAGACTAGGAAATTATAAACAGCAGATTGAAACTGATTGGTCAGAATACAATGAAGAAATGCTTGAGTATTGTATTCAAGATGTAGAAGTTACATATACTTTATACCGAAAAATTTTGGAGCAAAAATATTCAGAGCAATCATTAGAACTTGAACACGCTGTGGCCGATTTAATTGGTAGACAAGAAAGATATGGCATAATGTTTGATAAAGATAAAGCAATTACTCTTTACTCTGAACTATCTAATGAAAGAGAAAACATTAGAAAGGAAATGGAAGAAACTTTTTTACCTATAACTATTAAAAGAGTTTCTGAAAAAACTGGTAAGCCATTAAAAGATAAAGTCATTGAGTTTAATCCTTCAAGCAGACAACACATTGCTGATAGATTACAAACTAAATATGATTGGAAGCCAAAAGATTTTACTCCTGATGGTAAACCAAAAGTAGATGATAAAGTTTTAAACAGTTTAAACTATCCTGAAGCTAAATTATTAGCACGTTATTTCTTATTAGAAAAACGTATTGGTATGTTAGCCGAAGGTAGTAATGCTTATTTAAAATTAGAAAAGAATGGACGCTTACACGGTACTGTAAATACAAACAATGCTGTTACCGGGAGAGCGACTGCAAGTAAACCTAACTTACAACAAGTCCCGGCTGTTAACATTCCTTATGGAAAACAGTTTAGAGAATTGTTTACTGTACCACCTACTAAATCTTTAGTTGGTATTGACGTTTCAGGATTAGAGTTACGATTACTTGGACACTATATCGCAAAGTTTGATAATGGTAAGTATGCTGACATTGTAGTCAATGGTGACATACATACTACAAATCAGAAATTAGCTGGACTAGATACAAGAGACGCAAGTAAGCGTTTTCTGTACGCTTGGCTTTATGGTGCTGGAGTGGCAAAGATAGCAGAGGTCACTGGTAAATCAAATCGTGACGCAGCTAGAGTAAGAAAACAATTTCTTAATAGATTACCAGCATTAAGTAAATTAATTGAACAAGTAAAGTTAGTCGCAGAGCGTGGCTACTTACTTGGTCTTGATAAAAGAAAAGTAAAAGTCAGAAATCAACACAGTGCATTGAATACATTATTACAAAGTGCTGGTGCTATTGTATGTAAGCAATGGCTAGTTGAATTTGATAAAGCTGTTAGTCATATTAAAGGTGTTCAACAATTGTTGTGGGTACATGATGAGATACAAGTTGAATGTGATAAAGACAAAGCAGAAGAAGTAGGAAAGTTAGCTGTCGAATGTATTAAACGAACTGGCGAACATTTCAAATTAAGAGTGCCATTAACTGGCGAATATAAAATCTCAAATAATTGGAGTGGAACGCATTAATGAAAAATACAAAATTTGATTTAGACTTAAAGTATGGTCAAGAGAGAGAACAAAAAGTTGCAGCTTTATTAGACCAAGATAAAAATAAAATAGAAGTTAAAACTGAAAGGGATTGGTGGGCTAAGACTGGTAACATAGCTATTGAAATAGAAAACTATGGTAAACCTAGTGGCTTACATAAAACCGAGGCTGACTATTGGGTACATATATTATCAATTGGAAAAGAAGATTATTGTAAATTAATATTTGATGTACCTAAACTAAAAAAGATTGCAGAAAAATTTAAAGATAATTTTAAAATGATTGGTGATAACCATGCAAGTAAGTGCATTCTTATTCCCTTATCTGAATTGTTTCAGAAAAAAAATTTAACATAACCTATCCACTGGAGGATTAATGAAAAGAAGATTACTAATTGACGGTGATATACTTGCATACAAATCTGCTACTATGGCAGAGGTAGATACCAATTGGGGAGAGGGGTTATGGACACTCCACGCAGATGAAAATTATGCTAAGAGTTTACTGTATACAGAAATTGAAAATCTAAAAGAAAACTTAGAGGCAGACAGTGTAACTATAGCTTTAACTGACTCTAAGAATTTTAGAAAAGATGTATTACCTAGCTATAAGGATAATCGTAAACACAAACGAAAGCCTTTAGTATTAGGAGCATTGAGGGAACATTTAAAGGAAGAGTATAATGCTATAGTCCTTCCTAATCTAGAAGCAGATGATGTTCTCGGTATACTTGCCACTGAGCCGAACAAAGGTGAGCAAAGAATTATATGTTCTTTGGATAAAGACCTAATGCAAATACCTTCATACATTTCTAAGGACGGAAAAAATATAGTCCTAAGAAAAAAGAATGATTGTGATTGGTGGCATTTAATACAGACTCTAACTGGGGACAGCGTTGACGGATTTAATGGCTGTCCCTCAGTTGGAATAAAAACTGCTGAAAAAATTTTAACGGATAAAGCAATGTCCGTAAAAGATATGTGGCAGCTAGTGGTTAAGACTTATGAAAAAAATAATCTAACTGAAGCTGACGCATTACAACAAGCACAAGTGGCAAGAATATTAAGACATGGCGAATACAATAAAACAACAGGAGAAATAAATTTATGGCAGATTTAAAAACCACAAAAGATTTTTTAGATAAAGCTAAAGAGTTAGTGGCTGGTGACCGTGCTAAAGAGTACGGTGACAAGTATCTTAACCACATGAACATCGCAAATTTTTGGACAATCTATTTACAAAGAAGAATTAGTCCACACGATGTAGCAGTAATGATGAACCTATTAAAAGTTGCAAGGACAATGTTAGGTAACAGAACTGATGATACCTATGTGGACGCCTCGGCTTACATGGCAATCGCCGGGGAATGTGAAAAGAAAGAAAGAGAAATAACACAACAACAAAAGGATTAAAATAAACATGGACTATAGCAAAGATACATTACTAACCGAGGCTGGATTAAAAATATTAAAAGATAGATACTTAACTGATGAGGAGAAAAGTCCTCAAGAAGCATTCATGAGAGTATCAAAAGCTTTTTCAGATGATGATGAAATGGCCAATAGAATTTATAGTTATGTATCGAACCTATGGTTCATGTTCGCAACACCTATATTGACAAATGGTGGAACTAAAAAAGGAATGCCTATCTCATGCTTTTTAAATTACGTACCAGATAGCAGAGAAGGTTTAACAAAACATTATACAGAGAACGCTTGGTTAGCAACAGTAGGTGGTGGTATTGGTGGTTATTGGGGTGACGTTAGAAGTGATGGAACATCTACTTCTGGTGGCTCAACATCTACTGGTTCAATCCCATTCATGCACGTTGTTGACTCAGAAATGTTAGCGTTCTCTCAAGGTAAAACAAGAAGAGGAAGTTATGCAAGTTACCAAGATATTTCACACCCTGAGATTGAAGAATTTTTGGAAATACGTAAGCCGAGTGGTGGGGACATTCATCGTAAGTGTCTTAACCTTCATCACGGTATTAATGTTTCTGATAAGTTTATGTCTCTTATTGATGAGTGTACTAATAATCCTAACGCCAATGATAGTTGGGAACTCATTGACCCTCATACTAAAAAAGTTGTACGTACCGTTAGTGCTAGAAAATTGTGGCAAAAAATTCTTGAGACTAGGGTTGCCACTGGTGAACCTTACCTTGCCTTTATTGACACTATACAAAAGCATTTGCCTGTCAGTCAAAAGGGACTTGGATTAAAAGTACATCATTCTAATTTATGTAGTGAAATTACTTTACCTACAAATGAAGACCGTACAGCAGTATGTTGTCTTTCAAGTTTAAACTTAGAAAAGTTTGATGAGTGGAGAGGTAATAAACAATTCATACCAGACGTTGTAAGATTTTTAGATAACGTTTTAACATTCTTTATTGAGAATGCTCCTGATGAATTAGAACGTGCTAAGTATTCTGCAATGAGAGAGCGTAGTATTGGTCTAGGCACAATGGGTTTTCATTCATACTTACAACATAGAAATATTCCTTTTGCTAGTGTGTTGGCAAAGACCACTAACAAAGCTATCTTTAAACAAATTAAAGAAGAAGCAGAAAGAGAGTCGGAGTGTCTAGCAAAAGAAAGAGGTGAAGCTCCTGACATGGAAGGAACTGGAAAAAGGTTTGCACATATTTTAGCAATTGCTCCTAACGCAAGTAGTAGTATTATATGTGGTGAAACTAGTCCTTCCATTGAACCATTAAGAGCAAATGCTTTTACACAGAAAACAATGAGTGGCACACACTTTATTAAAAACAAACATTTACAAAAACTTTTACAGAAAAAAGGAATAGATAATGATGAAGTTTGGAAAAGCATTGTTGCTAACCGAGGTTCTGTATATCATTTAGATGAATTAAATGAGTGGGAGCAAGATGTATTTGCTACAGCAATTGAGATTGACCAACGATGGATAATTGAATTAGCTGCTGACAGACAAAAAGAAATTTGTCAGTCACAAAGTTTAAACATATTTGTCCCAGCAGATGTAAACATAAAAGAATTACATTTATTACATCTATCAGCTTGGAAAAAAGGAATTAAGACACTGTACTATTGTCGTTCAGAGGCAATTAGAAGAGCAGAAATTTTATCAACAAAAATAGAAAGGGTAGTTAGACCAGATTCAGAGGAAGAGTGTCTAGCTTGTCAAGCATAATGAAAGAATATAAATCAATAGACGGACAAAAACAATCAGTGCTATGGACTGTTTATCATACAGTCCTAGCTGTAGAATTAGCAATTATAATAGTGATAGAAGCTTTAGAGTTATTTGATTGGTGGGGGTGGTTTGTATGAGTTTATTAAAAGAGAGAAGCTATTATAAACCATTCCAATATCCTTGGGCTTTTGAAGCTTATGATATGCAACAGAAAATGCACTGGTTACCTAGTGAAGTATCTTTAGCCGAAGATGTTAGAGATTGGAATGAACGATTAACTAGTGAGGAAAAAAATTTAATAACACAGATATTAAAATTCTTTACACAAGGTGATGTAGATATAGCACAAGCTTATCTAGATAATTATATTCCTAAATTTAAACCACCAGAAATAAGAATGATGTTATCTGCTATTGCTACAAGTGAAGCAAATCATGCACACAGTTATTCATTACTAAATGATACAATTGGATTACCAGACAGTGAGTACAAAGCTTTTCAAGAATATAAAGCTATGGCTGATAAGCATGACTACTTGTTTAATAATAAAGGTGAGGGTGTAGAAGGGTTGGCTAGAGAACTAGCTGTATTTTCTGCATTTGGAGAAGGCTTACAATTGTTTGCGTCTTTTATAATGCTGCTAAACTTTCAACGCTTTGGTAAAATGAAAGGTATGTGTCAGATAGTTACATGGAGTATTCGTGATGAAAGCCACCATGTAGAAAACATGATTAAACTTTTCCATACTTTAATCGATGAGAATAAACATATCTGGAATGATGACTTTAAGAAAACTTTATATGATATTTGTAGAGACATGGTCATGTTAGAAGATAAGTTTATTGACTTAGCTTTTGAACAAGGTGGAGTAGAAGGCTTAGAACCTGACCAAGTTAAACAATATATAAGACACATTGCAGATAGAAGGTTACTACAATTAGGTCTAAAACCTAACTTTGCAGTTAAAGATAATCCTCTACCTTGGCTTGATTGGATATTAAATGGAGTGGAACACACTAATTTCTTTGAGAACAGGGCCACAGAGTATGCAAAAGGTAGCCTAACTGGTGATTTATGGGGTTAATTAGTACCCATATATGAAGGAAATTATATGGAAAACCCTTTAGAAGACATTCAATTACCCTACACTGTAGAAGATTTAGTGAAAACTTTAGATAAAGTTTATCCTAATCAAGCACCTGACATTAAAGACGAAGACAGAGTTGTTTGGTTTAAGGCTGGTCAACGCAGTGTAGTCAATTGGTTAATTGAATTAAAGAAACGTAACGAAAACAATTTATTAGGAGAAGGATAATATGTGTATAGGCAGTAATAAACCATCTGTCTATAAACGTCCTGACCCCCATTTAGAGTTTGTCGATGGAAACATTAAAGACCCTATAAATCCTGAAGAAGATGATAATGATTTATCAATAGATACTTCAAACAATAATAACAATGGTAACAACAATAACAATACTGATGACCCAGAGTTAGGCAGTGGTTTGTATATTCCGGGCCATAATAATCCCGGAAGTGTTCATCATTATTAGATAAGGAGAAAGATATGTGTTTTGGAGGCGGCTCACAACCAGTACAAAAACAAGTTCAGCCTGTTCAATCAGTAGCACAACCAGATGAAATGGCACCAGAAATCGAATTAGCTTCAGAAGATAATTTAGAAATAGAAAAGAAAAAGAAAAAGAAAACTGGAACTATGGATATGCAAACTGATTTAAATATTCCGGGAAATACTCCAGAAGTATAGGTATTAAATGGCTGATGATATGATTAACTACAATCTTGTAGATACAGCACAAAGCCGATATGACAGACTAACCGAGGATAGAGAACATTATCTTAATAGAGGTAGACAATGCTCTGAATTAACCATTCCAACATTAATACCAGAAAATTCTTTCACCCCTTCCCAAGACTTTTACAGTCCTTTTCAATCAGTAGGTAGCAGAGGTGTTAACAACCTTGCTTCAAAATTACTCCTACTATTACTTCCCCCCAACCAACCATTTTTTAGATTAGCGATAGAAGGCAAAGCTAAACAACAAGTCGATGAACAACCGCAAGTTAAAACTTCTATTGAAAAATCTTTAGCTAAAATTGAACGTGAAGTTATGTCAAAGATTGAAGCTCTTTCTTTACGTGTTCCGATATTTGAAGCTATAAAACAATTAATTGTTGGTGGAAATGTTTTGTGTCACATACCAAAACAAGGCACAATGCGTGTCTTCCCTTTAAATCAATTTGTGTGTAAGCGTGATGGTGAAGGAAATATTTTAGAAATAGTTGTAAAAGAAAGTATATCAATTTTATCTCTTGATGAAGATGTAAGACAATTAGTTATTCAAAAGATGAGTAAAGAAGAAATTAAATCTGAAACTAATTGTGATTTATATACACACATTTATAAACTAAACGATAAGAAATTTTATATATGTCAAGAAGTCCACGGTATAAAAATACCTTCTTCTATTGGTGAACACAATGCAGACCAATTACCTTGGCTAGCTTTAAGAATGATTAGAGTTGATGGTGAAGATTATGGACGTTCTTATGTAGAAGAATACATTGGTGATTTAAAATCATTAGAAGGTTTATCTCAAGCAATGGTAGAGTCTAGTGCTGCTAGTGCTAAAATGGTTTTCATGGTTAAACCAAATTCTACAACAAAGAAGAGAGACATAGCAGTATCACGTAACGGTGATATAATTACAGGAAACAAAGATGATGTTTCTGTATTACAAGCAGAAAAGTTTTATGATTTACAAACAGTAGAAAAAGCTATTGGACGTTTAGAAGAAAGGCTACAATATGCTTTCTTATTAAACACAGCAATACAAAGACAAGCTGAACGTGTCACTGCTCAAGAGATACGTTATATGGCTAACGAATTAGAAACTGCAATGGGTGGTATCTATTCTTTATTATCACAAGAATTACAATTACCATTAGTTCAGTTACTAATGATAAGAATGGGAAGTAAGAATGAAATTCCAAAACTTCCTAAAGGTTCTGTAAGGCCTACAATCATCACTGGTGTTGAAGCATTAGGAAGAGGAAATGACTTACAGAAATTATCAGAGTTTGTTGGACAAGTAGCACAACTTGCACAAATATATCCTCAAGCTGCTAACTTATTAAACGTAGGTGATTTAGTTGAAAGATTAGCAACAGGACATGGAATTGAAACAGAAGGTTTAATTAAATCTCCTGAACAATTACAGCAAGAACAAATGCAACAACAACAAATGCAAATGCAACAACAGATGATGGACACAGCACAAGATGTTGCTCCAAAAGTTGCAGACAACGTAACAAAACCACAAGGATAGAATGGTAGAAAAAGTAGAAATAAATGAAGGTGTAACAACATCAGAAAAACCAGAAGAGGTGGCTCAACCAGAGAGACCAGAATGGTTACCTGAAAAATTTAGTACGCCTGAAGATATGGCTAAAGCTTACGGTGAGTTAGAAACTAAATTAGGTGAACCCAAACTTAAAGAAGAAGTAAAAGATGAACCTAAGAAAGCAGATGACTTATCAATAGATAAAGCTGAACAAGCTGTTGAAAGTGCAGGTCTTGATATGACTTCACTACAACAACAATATAATGAGAATGGAAAGTTAGATGAAAGTTCTTATGAGTCCTTACAAAAGGCCGGTATTCCAAAAGATTACGTAGACGCTTTTATAAAAGGGCAAGAAGCAATTGCTCAACAAACTTCTAATTCAATTAAGCAAGAAGTAGGGGGAGCAGAGGCATATAAAAGTATGACAGAATGGGCTAGTAACAATTTAACTGAAGCTGAACAAACTGCATACAATAAAGCTGTTAACAGTGGTGACATTGAACAAACTAGATTAGCTGTTCAAGGTCTTAATGCACGTTATAAAACTGCCGAAGGTAGTGACCCTAAATTACAAACAGGTCAAAACCCAAGTATATCAAATGCACAAGGTTATCGCTCATGGGCTGAAGTAACAGCAGCAATGAATGACGCAAGATATGCAAATGATGTAGCATACAGAAATGACGTACAAGCTAAATTAAAAGTTAGCAATCTATAGTCGCACTTCAAATGATTTGAGGTGACTGCCAAACATAATTAAGTCTAATGACTTGACCTCTTTGCGAAGGGACAATCTTGATTATGAAACTGAAAGATATGTAAGGCGATTTAACAATCTAAACTAAAGGAGATTATTATGACAGCAGCAACACCAGTAAGTGTTGGTAAAGTCAATGCTTCTGGTAGTGAAGATGCCTTGTTTCTCAAAGTCTTTTCAGGAGAAGTTCTTACTGCGTTTGAAAGGTCTACAGTTACTAACGGTGCTGATATGGTTCGCTCCATATCTTCTGGAAAATCTGCAACATTTCCTGTTATGGGAAGAATTGGTGCAGAATACCACACACCGGGGGCAGAAATCACAGGAAGTGACGTAAACCACAATGAAAAGGTTATTACAATTAATGACCTTTTAATCTCAAGTGTATTTTTATCTAACCTAGAGGAAGCTAAAAATCATTGGGATGTAAGAAGTGCATACAGCACAGAAATTGGAAGAGCATTAGCATTCCAAAAAGATAAACACGTTCTACAAACTATTGGACAAGCAGCTCAAGGGTCAGCTAACGTAGGTGACTCAGGGTATGCGTCTGGAACTGTATTAACAAACACTTCAATCGCAAGTGCAACTGCGGCAACTGCTGCAAATGCAATGATTGATTCTTTGTTCGATGCAGCAAAACAACTAGACGCTAACTACGTTCCAAAAGAAGGTAGAAAAGCATTCATCAGACTTGAAGAATACTACAAAATGGCTAACGCTACAAATGCAGTCAACATTGACTACAGTGGTGGAGCAAACGGTGGTGTTAAAGAAGGTAAAGTAATGAAGGTTGCTGGAATTGAGTTAGTACCGACTGCTCACTTCGGTGACATCGCTGCTGACCTTTCTTCAAATACTGGAGTGCCGGGTGGTAGTGCTACTCAAGGTGGCTCTAACCCACAACAAGTTAACTTAGCAAATTATGTTTGTTTGGTTTCTCACCCATCAGCAGCCGGTACGGTTAAGCTTATGGATTTGGCTTCCGAAATGGAATATGACATGAGACGTCAAGGAACATTAATGGTAAGTAAGTACGCAATGGGTCATGGAGTTCTAAGACCTGAAGCGGCAGTAGGAATTAAAGAAGCTTAATCTTTAATTTTTATAATAAATTATCAATTGGGGGCTAAATGCCCCCTTTTGAAAAAATTTTAGGCTCATATCTCAACGCACAGAGCGTTGTAGCAAGTGAGCAGTATGATTATACCCCGGTAAAATAGGAAAATATGACAACACAGATTACACCCACAACTGAATTACAAGCGATAAACACCATGCTTAGTTTTATTGGTGAGGCACCAGTCTCTAGTATAACTGGAAACATCGGTACTGACGTGGCTGTAGCTAAAAACATTTTAGATGAAACATCTATGAGTGTTCAATCTCAAGGATGGTTCTTTAATAGAGAATTTGAAATTACAATGTCAAGAGACACAGACAACAAAGTACCTTTAGATTCTAACTGTGTTCAAGTCGAGGCATCACCGCCTAATCAATATTTATATCAATACACTATTCGTAATGGATTTTTGTATGACCTAAAAAATAAAACAGATGTATTCACATACAACCCTCAAGTAGATAAAGTTTTAGTACAACAGTTTGAACATATCCCGGAGTACGCAAGACGTTACATTGTAGTTAAAGCGTCAAGAAGATTTGCAGCTCGATATATTGGTGCAAGTGAATTAGTTAAACTTGCTAACTTAGATGAGCAAGAAGCACACGTAGCATTCGAGGCGGCTGACTCTAGAGCAATGGACGCAAACATTCTTAAAGATGAATACAATATGAATTACATTACTAACCGTGGCAACAAACGCTCTAATAGGGGTTAGTTATGCCAGTAGTTTCGCAATCCATACCCAACCTTATAAATGGGATTAGCCAACAAAACCCAGTTCAACGTAATGTTTCACAAGCTGAATCCCAAGTAAACTTTTCGTCTAACCTTGTTGACGGATTATCAAAAAGACCTTCCTCAGATTTTGTAGCTAATATTCTTTCTAGCCAAGCTTTCCCCAATAATGCACACGTACACTGGATTAATAGAGATAGTTCAAATCAATACTTAGCAGTGTTTTATAATCAAGGTGTTAAAGTATTTGATTTATCTGGAAATGAAAAAACTGTTAGTACTCCTGATGGGGTAAGTTATCTTGCTACATCCAACGCTTTAGAAGATTTACGATTTACAAATATTGCTGATTATACATTTGTTTCTAATAAACAAAAAACTGTTGCAGAAAACACTTCAACAACAGCAGCTAAAGTAGAAGAATTTTTAATTTATGTGAAAAGTTCACAATACGGTAGAGAGTATAAAGTTAAACTTACTCATGCAGATATAGCTTATCCTATTGAAGTGCGTTTTCAAATGCCAACTGGTAATGACGCAAGTACAGATGGTAAGTTTAGAGATACTGCAAAAATAGCTGACATACTTATGTATGGAACTTCAAGTTCAGAGTGGGACGGTGCTGCTGACGGTATTGGTTTTGAAACTGTTAGAACAGATACCGGCGCCCAGTTAAGCACCTCACAAGGATTAAAAAACTATTCAGGAATAACTGCTGAATTTACATTTGAATCTTATGGTAACACTTTATATGCAAGTGTACCAGATGGTAAAGCTTATACAGTAGAAACTACAGATGGTTTTGGTAACCAAGCAATGTACGCCATTAAAGATACTATTTCTGATTTTGCAAATTTACCTTGGTATGGAAAAACTGGAGTTATTATAAAAATAACTGGTGATGAAGGTGACGCTTTATCGGACTACTATGTAAAGTTTGAAGGCAATGGTGTATGGAAAGAAACTGTTGGGCCGGGAGTTAAAGTAGGATTAGACTCTACAACAATGCCACACACTCTAATAAACAATAATGATGGTACATTTACTTTTAGAAAAGCAACATGGACTGATAGAGTGGCTGGTGACGCTGATACAAATTCAGCACCTAGTTTTGTTGGTAAGACAGTAAACAACTTAACTTTCTTTCAAAACAGATTAGGGATTATTGCTGACCAAAATTTAATACTTTCAGAAAATGGTAAGTATTATAATTTCTATGCAACAACAGGAACAGATGTATTAGATACTGACCCTATTGATATTGCAGCTAGTGGTACTACTGTAAACAAACTTTATAACTCTATAGATTTTAATGAGCAACTTTTATTATTTTCTGAAGAAGCACAATATATATTAGAATCTTCAGGTGACAGTATAACACCAACATCAGCAGTTCTTGCTAAGACTAGTACATTCTCACATGATACAAGTGTTGCTCCAAAATCTGCTGGTAAATTTGTTTATTTTGCACAAAACAGAAATGATAAAACAGCTATAACAGAATACTTTGCAGATGATGATACACTTACAAATGATGGTATAGATATAACTGTAGGTGTTAGTAAATTAATTCCTAATAACGCATACAAAATTATTTCAAATCAAATTGAAGATACAATGGTTGTATTATGTCACGATACAATTGATGGCTCTAACACTGCACCTTACACTCCGGGAAGTGCTGTAACAGCAACCAATGCAAACACTTTATATATTTATAAATATTTCTTTGACGCAAATAAAAAAGTACAATCGTCTTGGTCTACTTGGACTTTAAATAATATGCAAATATTATCAGCCGAGGCTTATGACAGTTATTTGTATGTCTTAGTTAATGAAAATACTAACGCTAAACTATTGCGTATAGATTTACGTAATCCTGATTTTGGTTCTTTAGGATTTTCTATTCATTTAGATATGAAGACTAGCACACTCACTGGTTCATATAATGCAACTACTGACCAAACAACTTTTACTGTTCCGTATACTGATAACCAAACATTATTTTGTGTAGACGCTACTAATGGTGCTGATTTAAATATTGTTTCTCAAAACAGTACAACAGTTATTGTTGAAGGCAATCACACTTCTTGTGTGTTTGGTGCTAAGTTTAATTCTAGTTATCAGTTTACAAAACCATATATGAAAGAGCAAGGACAAGGTGGGGCAATGTCTATAACTTCAGGACGTTATCAAATAAGAACCATGTCAGTAGATTATGAAGATAGTGGTTTCTTTACTGTAGACGTAACACCAGAAGGACGTTCAACAACAACTTATGAAATGAGTGGTAATGTAATTAATTCTGCAAACTCTGTAATAGGACAGCCTAACATCGCAAGTGGGACATATAGAATACCGATACAATCACAAAATACAAAATTTACTTGTACTCTTAACAATAATTCTCACTTACCAAGTCATTTTATTTCAGCAGAAATTGAAGGGTTTTATCATAGACGCTCAAGAAGAGGATAATGGAAAAATGTGTAAGGGAAGCTGTTCTAAGTGACGCTTTAGAATTAGCCCCTAAAATGAGAAAACTTGATAAACAAGAAATTAAAGCGTCACACGGAGTAACACCACTAAAAGCTTTAGTGTTACCTTTTACGTATGAAAAACATAAAACATTTACCATACTAGGTACAGAACAGGAAGGTGTTATTGGTATGTTTGGTTCAACACCAAGCGAACAAGACCCACAATACGGTGTTGCTTGGTTATTATCAAGTGAACAATTATTTAATCACACTAGACAATTTTTAAGAGAGTGTCCTAAGTGGATTGAGGAAATGGGTGAAGGTTATAAATTTTTATATAACTTTGTAGATGAAAGAAATTGGCAATCATTAAAGTGGTTACAGTTTTTAGGATTTGAACCCAGAAAAAAACTACCCTACGGAGTAGAGAATAAAGATTTTATATTTGTAATAAAGGAGATGAATAATGTGTAGCATTCAAGCGGCCGGAATGGCGATAAATGTCGGCAGTAAAGTTATGCAATATCAAGCAGACAAAAAGAAATATAATCAATCTGTTCATGCTAACTTTATTGCAAAACAAAATGCTAGTAAAAGTTACTTAGATGATATTGGACAAGTAGATTATCAACTTCAAAAAGCAGCAGAAGAGAAAACTAGAGAAAAGTATAAAGCTAAAATAGCAAAAATTTCTTCTATTGCAGAAGCTTTAAACATGAATGCTGGAAATGCTAATGCTATCTTTAAAGATATTGGTGCTGCGGCAAGTATGGATATGGTTGATGTAGATGCAGCATTTAATCAAGATATTGTTTCTCTTATGAGAAAAGAGCAAGAAGCTTTTGGTAGTTATCAGAAAACTATTAATAATTTACCTATACCAGTTAAACCTTCAATGATGGGATTAGCTTTAAATTTAGCTGGTGCTGGTCTTCAATACAAGAAAGATGAATATGAATATGGAGTTAGTTAATGGTATATAAAAGTCCAGTACAAAACATTTATTATCAAGGAACATCAGGGGGTAGACCTAACACACCTAGAACAAATGAACTAGAACAAGTCGCTAATGCGTTATCTAACTTTGAACAAAATTTTAGAAGTTTTGGTAAGTCATATGTTAACAATAAACAAAAAGTAGCCCAAGATGTTTTTGAGCAATTAAAAGCAGAAGGCATTACTGACCCAGATGAAATTAAAGAATTAATTAAAAAGGGTGACCCAAGAGTAAAAGGATTAGATAGTCAATATGCTGCGGCTGTTACTGACGTTAACTTTGGTATGGCTCATGCAATGCAAGATAAAAAATCTATTGAAACAAATGTTGTTGGACAAAATCTTGCTAAAATAAATCTTGATGAACAATTTGAATCAGTCAATAGAAGTTTTGACGGTATGAGTTCTTCATACATAAGAGGTTATAATGAAATATTTGATAAATTTAGAGTAGACATTAATGGTAAAAAGTTAGAAGCAGACGCTTTACAACTTATACAAGACAAACAATCTACATTTTACACACAATTAGATACATCTTTAGCTGCATTAGATAATAATAAAGACCGTTTACAAGCTGTAGAAATGTTAATTCAAACAAAAGAGTCAGAAGGATTTTTAACCTTTGACCAAATGAATGATACAGTTCTTGATTACTTAGATAACCAAGTAGATATATTTAAAACTGTTGGTGCAGACCCAGAAACTTTAGATTTTATTGTTTCAGCACTAACATCTAAAAGAGGTAAAAACGGACAGTTACCTAGTTTCTTAGATAATAAAGATACAGCAGAAAAATCAATTAAAATTCTTAATGAAATTTATAGCAAAGCAAGTGATGGTGCTAGTACTATGGACTTTATGACTATGATGATAGCAGAGCCACACAAACTTTTAAAGAAAGGTGACAAAGATAAAGCTATACTTGGTTGGCAAACTCTTATTACTGGACAAGTAGATGAAGCTATTGCTCAAAATATTATACCAGAAGACCAAAGAGAATTTTGGATTATGAACGGTGTCTTTGACAAGACAAAAGGATTTATTCACCCGGAGTGGAAGAACGCTTTAGAAATAGGCTTTAATGCAACTAACCCTTACGACTTTATAAATGTTGACAGACAAATAACTACACCAGAAATTAACAAAATAGAATTAGGATTAAAACATTATAAATTTTTACGCTCTAAAGGACAAGCACACTTATATTTAAGTGATGACCAAAAAGCTTTTTACAATGGCATAGAACATTTAACAACAACTGGAAAAACATATCAAGAAGCTTTAGTAATTATTTCTAAAACTTTAACTGACAATGTTGATAATAAATCTATTCCAGTTTCTTTAGTACCTGATGTAAGAAGTAGTTTAGAAGGTGCATTTAATTCTTGGTGGGCTGATAAATTTAAAGGTGTAGATAATTATGATGTAAGTATTGCTTTAAATAAAGCCATGGCTTTAGCAGAAATATATTACAATTTTGGAATGCCAATAGAAGCAGTAGACGCTGAATGGTTATTTACTGGAAATGCTGCTGAGAGTGCTGTTGAACAAGCATTACAAGATGTTGCTAATAGCTTTGTTTTAATTGATAGTGTTTTAGTTAATGCTGCGGCTTTAGAAAATAAAAATCCTGATGTTATAACAGACAGAAGTAAATTTATTTCTGAAAGATGGGTAGAAGAAAATAATATTCAAGAGTATGACGCAGATGATATTTTCTTAAAACCAATTCAAGGTGGTTGGTTTATGCTATCACAAAAAGCCACACAAATGCCTGTTATTCAAGATGACGGAACATTTGTATATTTCTCAGCGTCACAAGTTTTAGATGATTACACACCTAAAGGTGTTACTGGTGATACGACTTACGGTGTAAGTGAATCACAAGATAAATATATTGATGGAACTTTAGAAAATACAAAAGCAATTAAAAACATTTCTCAAATGAAATGGGAATATGAGACTGACCAAATTTTAAACCAAATCTTATCTGGCCACACTAAATGGTACAATTCAATTAAAGAAAGTATGGAAAAGAATTATCCTTACAAAGTAGGTGGAAAGAATTACCTATATAAACCAAAATATTATTGGGATTTTGGTATGGGTGGAACAGAATGGAATGAAATGAAACCAGAAGAACAAAAGAAATGGATAGAAGAAAATTATGAGTAATATTAATTGGGAATTTATATTAGAAAAAGAAGGATATAGACTTCAAGGATATGTACCTAACGCTGAAGGTTCTAATTCTGGTGTTACTATTGCCTCAGGATTTGATTTAGGGCAAAGGTCACTAGAAGATTTAGAAGGACTGCCACAAAAACTAATTAATAAATTAGCACCATACTTAATGTTAAAAGGTGCTAAAGCGGAAGAAGTTGCGTCCTTTTTAGAAGTAAGTGATGAAGAAGCACAATTAATAAATAAATTTGCTAAAAGTGAAGCATTACTAAATCTTAAAAATTCTTGGGAGTCTGAAACAGGTACATCTTTTGATACATTAAATGAAGGACAAGCAACAGCACTTGCTAGTGTAGCATTTCAATATGGAGATTTAAAATCACGAACTCCTAACTTTTGGAAACAAACTACAAGTGGTGATTGGGATGGTGCTATAGCTAATTTAAGAAATTTTGGTGATGCTTATAACACTAGAAGAAACTCTGAAGCTGATTTTCTTCAATCTTTTATCGCTAAAAAAAACTTAGATGATTTAACAGAAGATGAAATTACAGAAAAAGTAGAGTCTTTTACTACCTTTGATGAAGGTGCTTTTCGTGAAGTATTTGAAGACGAACAAACAACAAGAAAAATTTTAGATACTGCTGATACTGGGTCTGAGTGGATTGGTTCAATGGTGTCTAATTTAGAAGCAGAAGCAGAGGCAGAAAAATTAAAAGAGTTTCAAACTGAAACAGAAGAAACAAAAATAGCTAAAGAAAAAGCTAAAGTAGAAGTACAACAAACAATAGATGATGGTTACTTAGATAGATTAAGTGAGCCGGGTTCTTGGGAGTCAACGTATAATGAACCTAGAAGTGACCTTGAACAAAAATTAATTGATAAAGAAAGTGATATACTAGCTGAAGGATTAAGAAATGAATATTCTTTAGGCGATGCAACTAAACAAGCAATTGTTAGTAATCAAATTATTCCTATGATTATGAATCAAATGGGAAGACCAGACTTAGCACCTGATGTTAATTACGTTCCTAAAAAAGAAGACTTTGAAATTTTTATGAAAGACCTTCCAGCAGAATATTTAGATAACTTTGAATCTGTTCACAGTTACGCTCATGGTTTAGAAATACGAAGACAAATTCTTGATTACGAAAAAAAGAAAAAAATTATTATGTCTCAAGGTCAAGGCAAAGGAATAGCATTAACACTTGCTGCTACTATCTTAGACCCAGCAGCATGGATAGCAATAGCTGCGGCTGAAACAGGAGTAGGTACTGCTGTAAGTGTTATGAGTTTAACACAAAAAGCAACTAGATTAAAAAATATTTTTAGGTCAAGTTTAGCTGGTGGTATATCTATTGGTGCTATTGAAACATATTTTGCTACACAAAATCCTGAGATGGATATGGACGATGTTAAATATGGTATTTTATTTGGTGCATTATTAGGTGGAACTTTTGGTGCTATTCGTAAAACAGGAAATTTAAGTAAGTATGAAAAATCTTTATTAGATACTTTAAAAGCAGAAGAGGCGGCATTACTAAAAAAGAATGGAATGGTAATGACTTCTAAAGGTGAAAAATATTACAAAGGTTTAGATAACAAAAAAGCAGATTGGGAAGACCCTACTTTTGATATAAATAAAAACACTATGGTTCGTTCAGATGGGCATAAAGAAATTTTATTAAGAGAAAACGCAGAAGGGATAAATGATGAAGTCATTGTTCGTACAAATAAAGACGGAACAATTGACGTTCTAAAATGTAAATAATTATGGCAGAATGTGATATTAATAAAGCAGAATTATTAGATACGTTTGATAACGAAACTGACGCAATGGATTTTGTAAAAGAAAAGCGTTGGGAGTTTTTTGATGACGCTGATGACGCTCCTATGACATGGGCTTCACGTTATAGATTTGATAGAGCCAATGCCACTAACAGTTCTAAAAATTCTTTTGTAAGAAAACTAGGTTGGTTATTATTTGAAGACCCGGTAGGAGCTGCTAAAAAAGGTTGGGTAAGACCTTCATCAGCTAGTTTATTAAAAGGCATTGAACATGATAGACAACGATTAATTTACAATAAAGCACACTCTATAAATTTTAAAGGGTGGGTATCAGAACAGAAGCAAAATGGTAGAAAAATAACATTAGGTAGTTTTAGTGGTGATGCTAGAGCAGAATTTAATTCTTTAGTCTCTAAAGCTATTCGTAGTGATACACCTACAGGAAATAAATGGGTGGACGCTATGGCTGACATACAACGTAATCAATATAGAGAATTGTTAGAAATGATGAAAAATGTTGGTGTACGTGGAGCAGAAGATGTTGAGACTAATTATAGATATATAACAAGAATATGGTCACGTAAAAAGTTAGATGACTTAGTAGCTGAAATAGGTGAAGAGAATGTAGTTCGTTTCTTATCTAAAGCAATGTTGTCTTCGTCTTCTAAACATATAGATGAAACAGCAAGATTTGCTGTAGCAAGACATTTAATGCAAGTAGTTAGAGGCAGTAAAGTAGAGCAAGGAATTAATCTTAACCATGTACTTACTTCTATGGAAAAGAAAGATACATTTAGAACATTACTTCAAGATAAAACAGATTTAGGTTTAGATAAGATAGATGAAATAGCTGACGATTTATTTAAAGTAGTTAGAGAAGATACTGGTTCACCTTCTTATCTTAAACATCGTATTCAATTAGATGAAAAATATAGTGATGGTAAATATAACATAGAAGACTTATTTGAAAATGACGCTGAATTATTATTCTTAAATTATGCTAATTCAACAACTGGTAGAATTGCTTTAGCACAAAAAGGAATTAAATCTGACAGTGAATGGCGTAAACTTATAAATCAAACTAGAGCAAATTACAGAGGTAAAAACGTATCAGATAATAAAGCTGAAATAGAAGTACAAGCTTTAGAAGATGGCTGGAAACATTTAGTAGGAGTCCCACTTGAAAATGACCCTACTGGAACTTTATCAACTGCTGCTAGATTTATACGTAAATATAATTTTTCACGATTAATGAACCAAGTAGGATTTCCACAAATTGCAGAATTTGGGATTGTTATGACTAATGTAGGGATAATTAACACTCTTAAACACGTACCAGCAATGCGTAAAATGTTAAAGAAAATGAAAGATGGTACGCTTGAAGACCCACTACTAGCTGAAGCTGAGATATGGTTTGGGGGCATTGGTTCACAAAAAACACTACAAGCTATTACAAACCAAACAGATGACTTTGGTTCTCGTATGGGGCATGAAACTATTGGAAAAGCAGAGCGGTTTTTAGATATTGGTAACAGAGGTACTTCAGTAGTTTCTGGTATGTTTCTTACCAACACAATAATGCAACGTATTACTGTTAAAGAATTATTAACTAAATTTGCAACAGAAGCAAACACTGGTAAAAAAATATTTTCTAAAAAAGTTTTAGGTGTTGAACTTGGAACTAAAGACGCTGAAAGAATGTTAGACTTAGGTATTAGTCCTAGAATGCGTGAACGTATTATGCAACAATTTAAAGAACACGCTAAATATCAAAAAGGTGAAATAGGTGGTAAACTCCACATGGCTAATTTAGATTTATGGACTGACCATGAGGCAAGAGCAGCCCTTGTTGTTGCTGTAAGACGTTTTGCAAGACGAACTGTTCAAGAAAATGACATTGGTGAAACAGCATATTTTGGAATGCTAAGAGGTATTGGTGGAACACCAGACGGAACATTAGGTAAAACTTTATTTCAATTTAGAAGTTTTATGATGACTGCTTATGGTAAACATTTAATTCATGGATTAAAATTTAGAGACTTCCAAGCTTTTGAAGGCTATATGTTGAGTATGTTTATGGCTGGAAATGCTTATATATTACAGTCATACGCACAATCATTATTAAGAAGTGATGCTAAAAAGTTTTTAGAAGAAAGGTTGTCTACAGAATCAATTGCAAAAGCTGCATTTCAACGAGCTGCATTTGCGTCTATTATGCCACCATTAATTGATTTAGGATTAAGTCCATTTAGAGAAGACCCACTGTTTCACTTTAGAAGTAGTGGACTAGACACAAACATTATAACTGGTAATCCAACATATTCATTAATATTCCAAAAACTTTTACCAGCTATACAAGCACCGGGAAAAGCAACATTAAATCCAGATAGAAGTTATAATAGAACAGATTGGAATAATGCTACAAGCTTATTGGCTTGGCAAAATATGTTAGGAATACAACAGTCACTTAGATTGTTTGGAGAAATCTTCCCAGAAGATAGATAATTAGTACCCATATTAGAAAGAAAAGGAGTATGAATGGCTAACTCATTTGTGAGATACACCGGCAATGGTTCAACCACTGCTTACGCTGTACCTTTTAGTTATAGGTCGCAGAGCGATATAACTGTTACTATAGGGGGTTCAGCCACAACTGCTTTTACATGGAACGGTGCTGGAACACAGATTACTTTTGATTCTGCCCCGGCCAATGATAGTTCTATTGAAATAAGACGAACAACAAGTCAAACATCAAGATTAGTTGATTATGCGGCAGGTTCAGTCTTAACTGAAAACGATTTAGATACAGATTCAAACCAAGCTTTCTTTATGTCACAAGAAGCTATTGATGACGCAGATGATGTTATTAAAATCTCAAATACAGATTTCCAATATGATGTAGGTAGTAAAAAATTAAGAAATGTTACTGACCCTACGTCAGCACAAGACGCCGCAACAAAGAATTTTGTTGAAACTGCGGCTACTTCACAAGTAACTCAAGCAACAACTCAAGCAACTGCGGCGGCTAGTTCAGCCACAAGTGCAGCAAGTTCTGCCACTAGTGCAAGTACTAGTGCTAGTACAGCAACGACTAAAGCAAGTGAAGCTAGTACATCGGCTACAAGTGCAGCCACTTCGGCTAGTACAGCGACAACAAAAGCTAGTGAAGCTAGTACGTCAGCAACTTCTGCAAGTACGTCAGCGTCAACTGCAACGACTAAAGCAAGTGAAGCTAGTACATCAGCGAGCAATGCAAGCACATCAGCTACTAATGCAGCAAGTTCTGCAACAAGTGCCGCAGCTAGCTATGATAGCTTTGATGACAGATATTTAGGAGCAAAAAGTTCAGACCCTACTCAAGACAATGATGGTGCAAGTTTAATTGATGGAGCATTATATTTTGACTCAACAAATAATGTAATGAAAGTCTATGATTTAGGTAGCACAACATGGCTTAGAACAACACCAACATCATCAGACCAAACAGCAATTAATACAGTTAATTCAAATGCTAGTAATATAAACACAGTAGCTGGGCAAAATGCTAACATAACAACACTTGCCGGGATTTCTAGTGATATAACTGCTGTTGCTGGAATATCAGCAGATGTTGCAGCAGTAGAAAATAAATTAACAGAAATAGAAGCTGTAGCTGATGATTTAGCTGAAGCAAGTTCAGAAATAGATGTAGTGGCCGGGTCAATAAGCAACGTAAACACTGTTGGTGGAGCAATCGCTAACGTAAACACTGTGGCTGGCTCTATAGCTAATGTGAACACCACTGCTTCAAATATTAGTGGAGTAAATAGTTTTGCTGAAAGATATAGAGTAGCTTCAAGTGACCCTACATCTTCTTTAGATGAAGGTGACTTAGTATACAATACAACTTCAAATGTTTTAAAATATTATAATGGCTCTGCATGGTCTTCCATCGGAGTTAACACAGATGAAACTTCTAAAGTATCATCTAACGACAGTACTGCTGGTTATCTTAACGGTAAATTAGTAGCTGGAACAAATGTTACTTTCACTGAGAATAATAATGGAAGTAATGAAACTTTAACCATTGCGGCAACGGATAATAGTATCCCATTCGCAATAGCATTAGGATAACACATGGCAAATAATTTTTCACAAGCTGACGCAACATTAGCTGATAACAATTTGACTACCGTTGTCTCTGCAACTTCTAATAAGCAAATCGTAATTGGTTTACTTATTTCTAACACAGGTACTTCTTCTATAAATGTAGACGCAGTTCTTAATGATGGCTCTAACGATAGATACATAATTAAAAATGCACCTCTACTAACAGGAAGTTCACTAGAGTGTGTTCAAGGAAAAATAGTTATTCCTAGTGGTGGAGCAATAAAAGTCAAAAAAGATAGTGGCACAGCAGACGTAATTGTTTCTTTATTAACTGACGTAGCATAGGAGATACATGGCATATTTAGGAACTAAGCCTCAATCAGGGTTTATATCGCAAGAAGCTAACCAGTATTTCACTGGACTTACGCAAAATTATATAGACTTAAATCAAAGCATAAATTCTTTAAGTTCAGTTATCATTTTAGTTAATGGAGTAGTTCAAGAAAATTCTACACTTACTTTAACAACTTCAAGTCGCATTACGCTTGGAGCAACTCTTGTCGCTAGCGATAAGGTCACTTGCATATATTTAGCTAAAATTTCTAGTACACAAGCTCCCTCAACTGGCAGTGTAACCTCTGATATGCTCGCTGGTAGCATAGCAAACTCTAAACTTGCTAACTCTAGTATTACATTAAATGGCTCGGCAGTTTCTTTAGGTGGCTCGGCTAGTGTAGGTAAAATAGGACAATGTGTTTCAACTTTAGTAACATCAACAACCTCTATTAATGCTGACACTTTTGCTGATATATCTGGAATGACTTTATCAATAACACCTTCAGCTAGTAGTTCTAAAGTTTTAGTTTTAGTTCAAGCATATGTAAGTGGTGGTGCAACAGCAAATCAGCCAATTAATTTATTAAGAGATAGTACAGTTCTTGGTAGAGCAGATAGTGATGGTTATACCTTTGCTTTTAGACAAGCACAAGATGGTCAATCTACTTATCGTATGCACAATTTATCTCATACAATTTTAGATGCTCCGAGTAGTTCATCAAGCCTAACTTACAAATTACAATGGAAAACTAACTCTGGCCCACTTTATTTAAACAGACCAAATGATACAGGTGGTTTAGGTGCAAATGTAACAACTGGCTCAACAATAACAGCTATGGAGGTATTGGCATAATGACAGATATAACAAAATCAATTTTAGCGATAAATTCTAATGCTCAATTTAGTGTTGATGATGAAGATATTAATAAAATAACTTGGTTAAATGGAACGACACCAATAGCTGTTGATACTATAAAAGCTAAACAAGCAGAATTACAAACAGAATATGAAAATAATGCCTACGCAAGAAAAAGAGCATTAGAATATCCAAGTGTTCAAGATTTTATGGAAGCATATACAGAAAAAGAAATAGGTGGCAGTTCTACAAAATGGGATGCCTATAAAACTGCTTATAACAAAGTTAGAACGGACAACCCAAAGGAGAGTGAATAATGGCTTTTACTTTACTTAAACCAAGTGGCATAGATTTAAGTCAAACCTTTAATTTCACTGGTAGTGTTTCTGGAGCTGGTGGTGGTAAAGTTTTACAAGTTCAATATTATTATACCCATGATGGCATATCAACAAGTTCTACAAGTGATGCAGCAACTATTGTC